TCAGCATCTCTTCGGTCATTGTATCCGTGATAATACAATACTCCTTTTTCATCACTGACAATGGTAACGCAAGGCGATGGTAAGTGACTCCTGAATGTCTACTTCCGACTGCGCAGATTCTTAATTTGGACATCGTTTGGTTTTGGTTGGTTGAGTTTTGCAATGTACTTAATACCTTCGTAATGTGCGGATAATCTTTTAAGCATATCAAAGACACAAGAACCACACCACGAATTAAAGTTAAAATCTTTGTTTACATATTTACGATATAGGCTTGCATATTCTTCAAGCACTTCTCGGTCAATGTTTTTGGTAAACCCTAAAGCAACTGCCTCAAAGTTTATAATATTGGCTTCTATAAATGCTATCTCTTGCTCGGTCATAGTTTATTAATTAATCGATAAATGACTGCTCCTAATATCCCTGAACTAAATACGATTGCAATCCATTCTTGAAACTGAATAGGTATGACAATTAAAACGATAGCGCTCCAGGTACTTAGACAAGGAGTACAACTAAACGGCTTAAAGTTTAGTCCGAATGACTGATATAAATTAGTCATTGTAAAAAAGACTGCAAAAGAAACGGCTGCGATTATTGTGATCATTTGTTTGTTTGGTAAATTTCATCTTGCACTACACTCCAGTAAGCACGGTCATCCGCCTTTAATTTCTGCTCAAGAATTAATGAACAAAAGTACAAAGCTAATTCGAAAGCAAATGCTTTATTGCCACAAAAATATAGGGCATTGATTAACAAACTTTTAGCTTTCTCGTCAGGCTTCATCCCTTATTTTCTTTTTAATGTTTGAAATCGTTTTAACTATTGACATATACGGAATGCCAGTCTTTCTTGAAATCTCAGTTTGATTAAAATTTAATTCGACATAAGTATCGAGTAGCATATCTTCATACCAAGATAATTCTTTTCGTGCTACCTCCACTCGATTAAATAGCTTTTCTTTGTAATCCTTTGATTCATCCTCAATCTGCACTAATTCTTCTAAGCCATCTATTGATTCGTACTTGGCTCTGAAATGCCTAAAAAATGGCTGATTCATACCAGTACTATAAATCATATTAAGCATACATCTTACTAACCAAAACTTTAATCCGTTACTTCCGTTGTTATTGTAAATCGACCAAAATTTGTCTTCAGTTATCGAGCAAAGATTAACGAACATTTCTTGCTTGAGTTCTTCTCGCAGATTTGCTGGGTGCATTTTCATCAAGGCTTGCTTAATCTCCTTTGAATTATAAAGTTCCTCAATGATTTGCGACCTGGTCATTCCTTTGATTTTCTGATTATTTCAAAAATAAAATAAACGATAAAAGCCACCTCGATAATTCCTACCGCAATGGCTTCCCAAATTAACCTTTCCACTTTTCGAGTTCCCGATTTAAATACCAAATAGCTTTATCCAAATCTTTCTTTTTAAATCCTTTCTTATCGGCTCGCAGTATGTACTTGATTGAATTGCCAAGATTAAAATTAAGGTCGAAAGCATCAATTATGTCAATCACTTCAATGCCATTTCCTTGATAATGCTCAGGATGATTGACCTCTTCTTTGATAACTCCCTGATAACTAATCTTTTCCATGTGCAAAGTTTACATTAAAGATTGTGCAATTCCAAATAATCCTTGATTTTTTTTGTTTGTCGATATGCTGGGTACGATGCACCGCTTTCCATTTTGATTCGATTAAGGTTAATTTTAAGGCTATAATTTAAATCTTGATAGGTTGCGCAGTCGATAACTACTTGAATCGTAGGTCGTTGTATTCTCATTGTAATCCATTTGATTGCATTTAAATGATTATCCTTCATTAGTCAGTACAAAATCCAGCTTGACATCCGCTTCCAGTTCCAAAGAAAAAGTCTTGTTGCAATCCTATTTTTTTAAATTGTTCATAAGTTCCTTCTTTCTTAAATCTTTTATTCTTTGTTTCTTGATCTGCAAACCATTGCATCTTTTCAGTTTCTAAATCCCAATTCTTTCTTAGTTGTTGTAATGGCTTATGGAAGCATCCCACACAATTTGAGTCCTGAGGAAATATTAATTGAGTTGTGTCAACCCATTTTTTAACATCGTAATGAGTAACCTTATTTTCAATCAAAGGAAAGTAACCTTCTCGCCATTCTATTTCTTCCCATTTGTTTCGTACCCCCCCCCCTTGCTTACCTACTATTCCCTTAAATAAAGTACTGAACCTTTCTGCTCTTTCTATTTCATCGTATCTAAATCCTATTCCCATTTTTACTTTTTGCCCAATGTGTTTAAACCACCAATCCCAAATAGGACGCATCTTCATTTCAGTTGTGCAAAATCTCCATTGTTGATTTGGTAATCCTTTCCCTCCAGTTGCTTTTCTATTAACTTCTTCAAATGTTTTACCCGTTACCCAAATAATTTCTTTGCCTATCAATTGCTCTAAGTCAATTACTGCTTTTAAGGTTATATCTGATTCCGCAGTTGCGATAAACTCTTTACCTATCTTATCTGAAATAAATTGAACTAACTTTAAATCTTTAGGAGTACATCTTTTATCTTCAATTCTAATTAAAGAAAATATATTGTAATCAGCTGGATAGTGATAAGCAAGGTAACTTGAAGTTTTGCCTCCGCTTAATGAATTAATACTTATCATATCTCATCTAATCTAAATCTCCGAATCAAACTTTCACAATCTTCAATAGACCTAACAATCGCATAATAATAACCATGATTAATTGCTATCTGCTCAAATGCTTTTTGATTTGGTTGCTGAGTTCCTTTCTCAATTTTAACCTCAACAAATAAACCTTTCCATCGCTTATTTGAAATCATCCAAAACATATCAGCCACTCCAGCCTTTGCGCCTTCCATCTTTAATTTGATAGCAACCAGTCTATGCCTTGCGCCTCCGTTAGGAATGGCATAATAATAAAAGTCCTGAGTCCAATCTAACCATTTACAAATTGCAACCTGGAGTTTATGCTCGTGTTCGTTTCTCATTTTACAATTTATATGCTTTTTGTCAATTATCTTTAACGTTATATTTTAATCTTCCGTGACTTGTGTATAATCTTAAATCAATCGTATCGCTATAAATATCCTCTTGAGTTACTATTCCCCAGTCTTTTGCAATGACTGATTTTTTTTCTATTGTCTGTTTATTTTTAATCGCACAAAAATAAGCATAGCAAATAAATGCCAGCGCAGTTCCGTAAATTAGTTTTCTTTTCATTATTCGTTTGGTTTAATAGTTCCATTATTATCGATATAACAATCAAATGTAACTAATGAATTTATAAATTTAATATACCCTTGAGTTTTGCAGTGCATTTTCCGTTCTTCAACATCGTGAATATTAGAATATTTATTCCAAAGTTCAATTCGTTCTTCTTTTGATATTGTCGGAATCTTAAATTGCTCCAGGTAATCAAATAGGATTGATAAGCCCCCAGCGATAAATGTAAATTTCTTATCATTCTTCTCGCAGTATCTAATCTGATTTGCATATTCGTTAGCCGTGTCAATCGCTTGCTTCATTAATTCTTTATCACTTGGTTTTTCTTTCAGCTCTATTGGTTTAGGTAGGTTTTTAATTTCTTGTCTTGCATACTCCTGGTAAGCACTCATAATTCTTCCAAAGTATTCGCAAGAGAAATTTTCATAGCATTTAGAATCGATATTTAACTTTCCAGCAACTGCCATTTCAAAGGCTAATTTTATTTCCTCGCAAGTATTATTTCCAAAATTAGATTTAACAAAATTGGTCAATACAAACTTTTCTTCTTCAGTAGGTAGATTGCTTCCTCGTAAGCCAACCAAAAGCATCGAGTAACGTAATGCTTGCTTTATAGTATCTTCGTTGCTTACACGCAAAGTATGACCTATCTGTGCTTGTCTTATTGCTATTGCATTACCACTTCCTAAGTGCTTCCATTCTTGCGGCACTTGTTCCAAGTTTAGGTTCGTTGTTTGAATTTCCATTATTGCTAAATTTATTTGCGTTAGTTAACCAGGTATTTATTCTTCTGCTAATATCAAAAAACTTTTCAACTTGCCATCGTTCTTTCCCTTTGTTATTTTTCTCTGACCAATAAGAATAAAAATTAGTGTATTCAATTCCTAAATCAGCAATATGGGGAGAAAGCATTTCAACCAAACTATACTCTTCTTTTATTTCATTTACTTTACTTTCTTTTTCTTTACTTTCCTTTACTTTACTTTCCTTTGTTGAACGGTCGTTGAACGGTTGTTGAACGGTCGTTGAAATTTCAATTCCCCTTCTCTTGTCTGCGCTCTTTTGACCAGCAATTTTTCTTTGTTCTTTCATCTTAAAATATGGCTCTAAGTAAACCAACATCTTAGGACTAAAGAATTTTTGTTCTTCGTCAATTTCAAACAATCCGTAGTTACAAATAGCCACTCTTACCTTTGCTTCAGATACACCAAACTCTTCGGCTAACAAATCCAAATCATCCAAAGGATACATTAAGTCTTGTTGTTCTCTTAGCGTTTCTAATAGCATAAAATAAATGCCATAACCTTCCGTTCCAAGTTCCTTTCGCAACCTCCTAATTTTCCTATCATGCCTGGCATTGCAGAAATGTGGGAAATAAAATGCTTCTTTTTCCATATTAATTATTATAAAATAAAAATGCCTCATAAATCCATTGGCTCACTACTTCCAATTTCAATACAAGGCATTTAAGTCTTTTAATCGCTATAATGTAGTGAGGCGATTGTTTACAAATATAAAAAAATTAAACCGA